GAAGTCTTGCGCCATGCTATCGCCTCCTGCCTGCTGGTACGAAAAAAGCCGACCGAGATGGTCAGCTTCTTCCGAGTTACATTTCACCATGAAAGGAGTATGATGAATCCTTATTTCCTGCGGAGAGATCTGCCGAAGCCGTACCCCGGCAGACCCGTGTGTCGGAGTTGTCCGAGACAGGTCTGGAGTCCTATCTCACTATCTCCCGATACCATATTAGCACCGATTCTGCGTGAAAAAAGGACATCATGCCTTTACTTGTCTTTTTTCTGATGCACAACGATATACGCCGCGCTCATGACCAGCGCCACGATGATGACCGTCACGCTGATGATCCCGCTGATCGCTATTGCCATTAGTCCACCTCCTCCATCATCACGCGCACGCATTCTTCGCTTGCATGCGACCGTTTCACCGTTAATTCAGGGAACTCATTTTGCTCAAACGTCAGTATGATCTCCAGGTTAGTTATACCGCCGCTATTGCCCACAAGATCATAAGCTCGGTTTATGACTTCCTGCCCCATCGCTTTAACCATTCGGATCAACTGTTCGCGATACCGAATCGCATCCTCATACCTGTCTTTTCTCATCGTCGTCACCTCCATCCATTATTGCGCCACAGTACGGGCAGTAGTAGGTCAGCTCTTGCATTATCAACTTGTCGTTGATCTTGTACATGTATGGCGCGCCATTCGTGCACTCTGAACAAACAATCCTGTTATCCTCGCTTGTGTCCCACCAGCCATGCCTAACTGGTGCGGCATCTGCGGATGGCAAGTCCTCCAATGTTTCTACAATCCATGGCGTATACCAATCTCGTCTTTGCGATGGTTCAAACGCTTTTATTGCATCCTCTCTCTTGATATAGTCACTCATTTCCGTTCTCCCTTGGAGCAGTAATCGTCTGCGTTCACTTTGACATACGCTCCTCTCATGCAGTACGGCTTCTTAAAATTCTTCGGTGTGTCATAGTACTTGCAATCCTTGCACCGCACCACCGGCACAGCGTCTATGGTTGGTGCGTTGTTAATGTCTGTAATGGTTTGCTTTAGAACTATTGATGATGTGATGCCGTCAACGGTATCCCAATCCCATAGTTTCGTTTTGATGTCTTCAATAAGCGCATCTGCATCAATCAATCTCATCAGTAAGACCTCCATTCACTCACAGGCTCAGCCCAGCCCGCTCTCTCAACTATCCCAGCAAGGAAGACGCGCCGCTTCCTGCTCCATGTACGCTCTGTCGCTCCGTCGAGCCTCCACATCGGCACGCCCCGGCACACGTTGTCGAGGATGCCCGCCCTGTACTCGGGCTCGATGTCGAGCAGTGCACCCTCGATGATGCCGATCTCGTGCGTGATGCGTTCTCGTCTGATCGCTGCGGCTGCCGTCGGGTCGCTGGTCTTCGTGCCTCGAGGCTGTCCGTCCATCATCGGCGCCTGGGCGATCATCTCGTCGGCTTCGTGTCTCAGACGGTCGTAGCTTTTCGCGAAGTACAGCGCGCGGCCTCTTAGGTCTGGAGCGTACGGCCATCTGTCAAGCGTCTGCATTTTTATCGCCTCCTTCCTCCTTCAGGACGCGCCTAAACTGGCTTCGTTTACTTCCGCGTCGTTCAGCGAACGTAACGGCGTTGTATACAGACTTCTCTGTCTTGCCGAGCATCTGCGCCAATTCCCCGCAGGTGTCAGCAATCGCGATCGGTAGCTCGTACTTATCCGGCGAGACCAGCATCCAGTAATAACGGCTTCCTGTGTTCACGTCTTCCTCCTCCGACGGATCAAATCCGCCCCTCTGTCTTCGCGATGATATGCTTCGCCAGCTTCGCCGATGCGGTCGACACGAGCTGGATCGTCTCGGCGAGGCTCAGGATCTCATCGAAGGCGACGCTGTCGTTGTCCAGAGCGTCCGCGTACTGTGTGCGCTCTGCGAGGATCTCTTCCTTGCGCTTCTTGGCCGCGTTCGCTTCTGCCTCTGCCTCCATGATGCGGTCCTTCAGATCAGCGACCTCGGCTTCGTGCTGTTGCTGCATTTTGCTGATGGTCTTCTTCAGGTCGATGTTCTCCCGGACCCTGTCCTTGAGCTCGGCTTTCAGGATCTCGATGTCCTCCTCGTTCTTCTTCCGGAACTCCTCGAACGTGTCCTCGAGTGTGTGCGCCTCGGGATGGTTTATCTCTCTGACCGTCTGTTTTTGTTTCTCCGCTGCGTTCTCGCTCGGTGTGCCCACTTCTTCGACCTCCTCCTGTTTCGGCTTCTGTGGCTCGATTTTCGATACTGTGACAGGCGGCAGATTGACCTTTGTGAAGTCCCGGAACAGATCCGCGATGGTCATGATCCTCGGCCGACCGCCCGCGTGCTTTCTCGTGCCTTCCTCGTTCAGTTTGGCCAGCTTCACCGTCTCGTTCCCGACTTCGGTCACTCTGTACCGCTTGCCGTCCTTGTTTGCTCTATATGTGTCATACAGGTTCACGTTTCCGTTCATCTCTCCGCGTCTCCTTTTCTTAGTTGCTCTCGTCGATTATCTTCTTCCACTCATCGAAGCTGATGCCCACGTCAGCGAACTCGTCGCCCTGGGTGCCTGCCACGATGATCGTGCCGAACAGGTTGAACCCTGCCACCTTGCAGTTGAACGGCATGCCGAGCGGGATACCCTCTTCATTGACGATTAGTGTGTATCCCGGCATGGTCAGCGTCTCGATGTACCTGCCAACAGTGTTCTGTAGGTTCTTCAGCGTGTAGCTGATTGCTGTCACGTGTCCGTACTCTTCATCAGGTCTCTTGATGATGACCTTGATCTTCTGTGCCATTATGGTCTCCTTTCTCTCTCGCGTTGCTCATCCCAGTAGCGACAATATCCGCACCGGCGTCCGTACCACATGCCGTCGTCCGGATCTATCCACGAGACGATCCCGCTGTCTTTGCAGTAACGGCATTTGTATGTGCGCTTGTCGTGCTTCGCGTCGATCTCGTACAGGATGTTGCCGAACTGCATCGGGTCATTGATGTCCAGGTGTTTCTCGTCGCAGATTCTCTTCACTGCCTTGCGCGCTTTCTCGATCGGCTTCTGTAACGACTCGGCCGTCTCTTCCAGCAATACTTTGTCCATCAACTCACCCCCCACAGCTTCGCGATTTCTTCATCAAGCGCCGCGGAGTCGACCGTCACATGGTCGCACTCACGCGCGCGCGTTTCTTTTTGTTCTTCTTTATTCTTCTTATGTTGTGTTCCGTCCGTTGTTTCGTCCGATGTTTCGACCGTTGTGCCGTTGGCTCGCCGCCCACCTTGGAAGAACGCGTATTTTTCAATGGTTAAGGATGTGCCGTAGGTTGTGCCGTTCGCTCGTACCATACCCTCTGCCGTTAGCTGTTCCACGAACCGCCTGACCTTGTTCATGCTCCACTTCCATCTTTTGGCCAGATAGCCGATAGAAGTCAGCACCTCCCCGCGCCTCTGTTTGACGAGTTGGCCGTTGATCAAGTGCGTCGATTCCTCCCAGTTCGCCATCAGGATCAGGTCGATCCATGCACTCCTTTTGTCGAACGGTTCATCGCTCTTCCACAGCCAGTTGTCTTGGATTTGTCGATGCAGCTTTATGAAGCCGTTCTTCATCGCTTCCTCCCTTCCTGTAATAACTTCACGATCTCTCCCGCAGCGTCTTCAGGACGGACCAGCACGAACCGCACACCGTAGCGACCGCCGACCGCCGTCATCGCCCTGTGCAGTTGCATCCCGGTCACGGTCATGCCGTTGCCGATTCGGATCTCGCCCAGGTCGAGCAGACTGCCTTCGTGCTTGGTCTCGACCATTACGATGAGCTGACACCCTGCAGCGGCAGCCGCCTTGCACTCACGGATGAACCGGTCGCGCTCTTTTCGCGATCCGCACAGGTTGCCCGCGATCTCCTCGAGGTTTTCCTTGGTGTCGACCGAGACCTCCGGCGGCAGCGCATAGTCCCCGAACGGGAGCTTGCACCGAAGCAGATCGACCCCGAGGCTGTCGAAGCCGATGTGCTTCAGCTGGTGCTTGCCATCCTTCTGACGCGAATCTTCAATGATAGTAGCCATTAGAACGGCGTATCCTCATCCAAGGACTCATTGGTCGGCGCGGTCATATCAACCACCGCATTTGTGCGATTTGAGGCCTCCTTGCGCTTCGTGGGACGCACGGTGTAGTTGCCGTTCATGATGTCGGCTGCAGGAAGCACCTGGTCGACGACGATGCGTGTCTTCAGCTCGCCGCTGTTGCTGGTGTACTCTTCTTCGCGGGTGACGATGCCGACCCATTTGCCGACGAGCTGTTTCTCGTTCCAGTCCCACGCGAAGCCCTGGTTGCTCTGACCGACCGCCTCGATGAACGCCTTGAACATGCCCGCCGCCTTCTGCTTGTAGGACCTGAACATCGGAGCAGGCCAAAAGCCGTAGTTGTCGTAGCACTCCTTGTGAGCACCAGCCAGTTCGCCCTCTGCGTAGTCCCACTCAACGCGCAGGTACTCCTTGTCCTTCACGTCCTCGACGTAAGTGATCCGGACGATGTACCCGCCGGGGATCTCTTTGCGACCTTCGCCACGGCTCGGTGTGATGTTCTCCCAGTTGTCGATTGTTCTCATAGCATTACCTCCTCAAGGTATTTGTCGTAGGGCATCGGCCCCGTCAGTTTCTTCGTTTCTTTGCAGTACGCGCACTTCCCGCACCGCTTCGGCTCGATCTCGTGCTTCTTGATCGCATCGAACCGTTTAATGTAGTGGCTCACCACTTCGCCCGCGCTGTTGATCAACCAGTCGGGGATCTCGACGAGCATCAGATCCGGCGATGCTTCCTTCGTCACTGCGAGGATGTAGAACGGCAGGTTCACGCCGTACTGCTGCCTCACCAGTTCGGTGTAGAAGTATGCCTGGATGTCATAGCCCCACGCACGGATGAAGTCGAGCCGCTCACCGTCTTTGTATCTCGGCTCGAAGTCGCGCATGCACTTCAGATCGACGATGCGGTTGCTCGCCAGCACGTCGAGTTTGCCCTTGCACGGCACGCCCTCGATCTCGCCTGTGACGATCACCTGCTTCTCGCCGTCGAGGTACTGCATCGCCACAGGATCACGTTCGATGCGCTCGATCGCTGACTCGCAGACCGAGTAGGTCGCCTTCAGTTCGCCGTCCTTCCTGAATAGCTCCGGGTGCTTGCCCCGGAACTCTTCCACGTTGCCGGTGAAGTACGCGTCCACGTACTGGCCTTGCACCAGTGCCGTCGATGCTTCCCTCACGTGCTCGCCTTCAGCTTCGGCCAGAGCGCACGCTTCGCAGTTCAGGAACGCCTTGAACTGTGACGCGCTCATGTACTGGCTCTGCTGGTAGTAGTTCTCCTGTGTCAGTTTCATGCCGCTGCCTCCGGATCAAAGTCACGGACGCGGACGGCTTCGGTGACCTCCCCGAATGCCGGGACGTGGTCTATGTACAGCTGGATCTTGCGCCCTGCCCAGTCCTCGATGTAGGGCGATCCCAGCGCCTTCGCGATCGCTTTCATGTTGGTCGAATTCAGGATCAGCGGTTTCAACCCGCCCTCAAGATACGCTACCGGCTTCTCTTCACGGCCTTGTGCGTTCTGCACAGTTTCCTTGCGGACTTCCTTGATCATGACGATCATGTCCTTGCCCGCTTCGAGATCCCACGAGCCGAAGTAGTTCGTGTTGGTCATCTTCTTCCAGTGCGTCTTGTGTTCTGCCATTGGTTAGTCCTCCTTCTTCGCCGGGATCACGGTGTCGAGCTCGATGACGGCGACCTCGTTGCCGCCGCATGCTGCCATCTTCAGCAGAGTCTCGAGCATGGTCGCCCCTGTTACGATGAACTCCGTGCCCTTCTCGTAACTGTTTTTCGTCTCTTTAATAATCACTTTCATCGTCTTCTTCCTCCTCTTCATCGAAGGCGTCGTCACAGTACTCCCAAGCCTGATCGCGTTCGCCTTCCCATTGTTTCTCCCAATAAGTCATTGCTCTGCCTCCTCCTCGAGGAAGTACCGGCAGTATCCCTTGCCCTCGACGACCTCCGAACGGATCGCGAAGCCTTTGTGCCTCAGATCCCAAATGCGGGCTGATAACCTCATACATTGCATCAAGTACATCGCCTCGATCGGTGAGATCCCTGTCTTCGGATGCGCCTGCATGTAGCGCAGGATCTGATCGCACTGGGTCTCGATTTTCGGTGCAGCCATTATTCATCGACCTCCTCAACCTTCGGCTCGATGATCGCCCACACTGTGAGCGCGAACCCCGCGATCTTGAGGATCGCCTCGACATACGGTGTGCACAGACCGGCACCCGCGAAGCACATAACAGCGCCCAGGGCGAGCATGATCTTGTTGCTGTATCTGATGATCGTATCCATGTCTGTCTCCTTTCAGTGCACGACGTAGACCGCTCTCGTCCTATCCTCGAAGGACTCCATCGGGTCCCAGCCGATATGCAGGTCGATGATCCCCGGAGCGAATCCTCCGCGATCCTGCACCTGCACCTCGCCGATGCCCTCGATGTAGAGCACCGTCCCGAAGTCAAACTCTTCGGTCGTCGCGCATGTGTAGTACGGCACCGGCTCGTAACCGCCCGCCGTCTGATAGTTTTCTCCACCGCCCTCGTAGAAGGCATAAGCCGTGACTCTGTAGTCGCCGACGTATTCCATCTCGGGCTCTGCCGGTTCTTCGATGACCGGCTCGGCTGGTACGTCCTCGGGGATCTCCGGCACCGGTGCGGATGTCGCTGCCTGTGCCATGATCGCCGAGAGCACGATCGCCGTCAGTTTTGCGCGGATCATGTCCGCACCTCCTACTCGCTGTAGGGCTCGATGCCGAGTGCTTCACTGATCAGTCCGACCGTCTTCGCGCTCCGTATCTGCCCGCAGATCACGCCGGTCACGTAACTGTAGCCGCGCTCGATCTGCTTCGCGAGTTGCTTCCTGTTCATCCCCTGGAGGACGAGCTGCTTCTCGACTTCAGCCTGCCATTCTCTGTGCGTCATTCAAAAACCTCCCCTTTTTCGAGCTTCTCGTAGAACCAGTTGCACGCAGCGATGTCTTCGTCTGTGCCGCTCTTCGCTCGCTCGCATGCCCATCTGTGATGGCTTCTGCCGTCTGTGATCGGATACTTGAACGGGCACTCGCCGCAGGTATACGTCTCCCCTTTTAGGATGAATCTGTCCTTCGCGTTCTCCGGTTCCTCAAACAGTTCGTCGTAAACCAAAAACGCGCTATTGCCGTTGCCAAGATTCCACACGATCTCAGGTTTGAACTCCCGGAGCTCTTCACACTTCGCTGTGAGAAGCTCGCCGAGTTCAGCTGCTGATCGTGCGTCTAAGCCGACATAGCGCGTCGCTTTTGTACGTTTCATAATAGGCCTCCTTTACACACGTACTTGTCATGGTAACTCCGCTGTGATAAAGTAGACCTAATAGATCAGTATTCAGTTGTTGGAACTGGTTCAGGGAATTGGAAATTCTCTACCAGTTCCTTTTCTTATGATTTTAGGAATACTTACCACATACTCAGTATAAGCCCTGCCACGCTACTATGCAAGCACTTTTTATGGTATAATTTCATAAAATTACATTTGCACTAAGACTGGAGGCGATACTATGGCATTTGGTAAGAAAGTAACGAGCGCATCAGGCAAGGTCTCCGTCCCCACCGACGGGCGTGTGCACGCGACCGTGTACCTGATCTCGATGACATCCGTCGGCGAAGCATGGGGACGCGGTAACGCGCTGGACTCTTTTCTGCAGGATCTGCAGGACCAGGGCGCGGAGATCCTGAGCGTGATGCCGTACGTTGCGACCGGCACAGGGAAGGATGTCAAGGCGATCATCACGTTCCGCGCTCCGATAGCATAAACGAAAAATCGCCGATTTAAGAAGAGCAAGACCGAGCACGACCACTCGGTCTTTTTCTTTGTTTCCTCTCGTTACAGGCACAAAAAAAGGGCTCCGAAGAGCCCCTTCTTGCCCCGCTGCGGTCGGAGATTGAACCGAGGCGGCCGTTGTCTTTATTTGTCGTGTGTGAGGTCGTAGACCTTAGTATCGTCGACCTCAGGGAGTCCGGCGATACTGGTCAGAATGGAGATGACCGCCGCGACAGCCGACACGGACAACACATTCGCCCAGTTGACTTCAATAAACGCCTGTCCGACTGTGAGCATCGAAAGCGCGGTCTGACAGAACGTCTTCACCGCTCTCACCAAAGCGCACCGCGCAAGCTCTTTCCAATAAATCTTATTCATGGCTTTGCCTTCTTTCTTCTAAAACGGATATACGAACGTCGTGCTTTGCGACTTCTGTGCTCAACTCTTCGATCTGTTCGCCGTGTCTTGTGATGCGCTTATCGTGCGAAGTGATGTCGTCGGTCATACCCTCGAGCGTTGCGTTAAGTCTCGTTATGTTGGTATTAAGACGGACGATGGGAGCGACTACCGCGATCATGGCGACAACGAAGCCGACCGCCTCAACTATCATTGTGTCTGTCATGCTTGCCTACCTCCTACCCATTTACCTGATCCGTCGAATGTCTCAATTATTTCGAGATTGCCTCGCGCCATGTAGCCGTCTTTATTAAGGAAGTAAGACGCGCCTTTCCAAGAAAGCCAAGTGTCTGATAGCATCTTTCCATCTTTGCCGAGATAGCACCATTCGCCGTTCGATGCTTTCTGCCATTCGCTAACAGACATCGCGCCGTCTGACTTGAGATAGTACCAGTCGCCCTTCCAGTGCAGCCACTTGTGCTTGTACATCTTGCCGTCTTTGCCGAGGAAGTACCACTTGCCCTTGTGCTGTTCCCACTTCTCGGTGACCGGTTCGCCGTCCTTGTAGTAGTACCAGTCCGAGCCTTTCTTCACCCACTCGCCAACAGCGTTACCGCCGTTTGAGGCGAGTTTTTTGATGCCGTAGTAGGAACAGACCGCCGACGCGACTTTGTCCCATACAGAGTAAATCTGCTTGCCATAGAGCGTCATGTCGTCGCTGTTGTCGATGAAGCACGTCTCGATCAGGATGTACGGCACGCCCAGCTTCGCGCACCTGTTCATGTTTGCGAGGTCTGTGCGCTGTTTCGCTCCTCTGTCATAGAAGCCACAGGAAGCGATCGCGCTGGAGACCTTGCTCGCGAGAGCCTTCATGCTGGTCGGCTTGTAAAGGCACTCCGTTCCGTATGCGCTACCGTTGTAGTCGTTAAAATGCACCTCGACGACCAATCCAAAGCCGTCAAGATGCACCGCGAGAGAGCCGTTTCTGTTGTCCTGATACGCATCCCTTGCGACAGGATACCGAGTCACGCTGACATCGTAGGCGGCGAGCTTACCCGCGAGGATGTTCGTAGCAGTCCGTGTCAGGTCTGCTTCTTTGTGACCGCATCCGACCGCACCGCTGTCGCCCGCTCCGTGTCCGCTTATAAGTAATATTTTCATGTGTTGCCTTTCTTTATTGCCATCTGCCTATTGCA